TTTTGGATAGATAATTTTAAGAGTGTAACAGATGAGGAGATAAAGGAACTACAAAAAATAAGACCTACCACTAGAATACTGTGTCTCCACACAATCAATGGTTGTAACCTTTCTTGTAAGGGTTGCAACCATAATAGTAGTTTGCTATCCACCAAGAGTGTGGTTGACATAGATGAACTACTAGAGGATGTCAGGAATGTATTGCCACAGATATATGTGTGGAGTCATGTCAGTATCATTGGTGGTGAACCATTGCTTGAACCACGTACAAGAGAAGTGACAAAGGTTGTAAGAAAGTTAGTAAAAGAGACAGGTCAACCATGCTATGTCAAATTATTCAGTAATGGTTCACGTTTGAAACAATGTAAAGACTGGATCATGGATGAGATGGAACAAGGTGTTATCTTCAGACTGACCTTCCATCGTACTTGGTACAGTAAGATAGGGAGAGGAGAATGGGAGACTGCATATGATTTTATAAAAGAGTGTGAGGAGAGAGGGGTGTCTGATAAATTAGAGATGACTGAGGCATCAAGATATCCTAATGGTGACAAACGTGAGTGGTTTGACTTGTTTAGATATGATATAAAGAATGATAGGGTAACTTACTATCCATGGGAGGATGGACAACCAGCAGAGTCATTCAAAATATGCTCATGTCCAAACGCTCAGTTATATAAAGGAAAACTTTGGAAGTGCTCTATGATAGCATATCTCTATGAATCACTCAAGGCGAGTGGTCAACTTGAGGATGAGTGCTGGCAGAAATATCTTGCATATAAACCTCAAGAAGATATTAGATTGGCACTGGAGGAGGTAGACAAACCTACATGGATATGTAATATGTGTCCAGCAAATCCTAAATGGTATCATGCTAATAAACAACTTGATCCTAGTCTTAAGCGAACGGTATGACAGAGAGGAAAAGAGATAAGAAACACGTATGGTCTCCCCGTAGGCAATTTAAAAGATATTACCATGAAAACTTTCAACCAGAACCACAGATAAAATCAGACAAACCTACTTTTAGGATGCTAAGTATACACTCACATAATGGTTGTAACATGGCATGTAAAGGTTGTAATCATCATAGTGGTGTGCTCTCACCAGGCAGTTCACTTCCAATTGATAATTTACTAAGAGATATAGAGATACTACTACCAAGAATCTATGTGTGGAGTCATATAAGTGTGCTTGGCGGTGAGGCATTGATTGAACCAAGAACAAAGGAAGTTTTAAAATTGATAAGAGATATGAGTGACGGTGTGTATGTAAAAATATTTTCTAATGGGTTGTTGATACCACAGAATACTGATTGGATTCTGCAGCACATGAAAGAGGGCGGTATCTTTCGTATAAGTCTACACATACCACCATCAGATCCTAGAATCGGAAGGACTGATAAAAGAGGTGACATCACATACAAGAATGTTAGAGACTTTATAGAGGTAGCAAAGAAAGAAGGAGTTGATATGAATTTATTAGAGATTTCAGAAAACTGGGACGATTTGTGGTTTGATCTGCTACAATGGAGAGATAATAAGTTCTATCCATGGGAGGACAACAACATAGATAAATCTTTCGAGTATTGCACTGCACCTAATCTTCAGTTATACTTAGGGAGACTATGGAAATGTCCTAGCATAGCGTACCTACGAGAGACTCTTATCTCTACAGGTCAGGTTGATGATCCAGTGTGGCAGAAGTATCTAAACTACTATGCCACCCCTGTAGATGCACCCATAGAAGAACTCTATGCAATGGCAGATCAGGTTCTCAATCCTCATGAGATCTGTAACAAATGTCCGTCCAATCCCAAGTGGTATAGGGCAATCAAACAACTAAAAGGAGTCAAGAGTGTTGTCACCGTTTGATACTTACAAAGAATACCTTGCGTATAAGAATCATTTTACTAAGGAAAAATATGATTACCAAAGGTATGGTGGTAAGTCTAGAGCAAAGATAGATTCTTTCTACAAAAGGAAGGATAGATATTTCTTTGAAAAAATGTCTAGAAAATACAAAGATCCAGAGATCAAGAATTTTTTTCTTGCTAACTTTGTGAACACAGATAATCCACAAGGATTATGGATAGGTCATATCATGAGGTCAGGTGAGACTGTTTATAAAGAGTGGCAAAAAAGAAATGAAAGTTTGTTCTATCAATTTAAACAAAAGTCTGAAGAGTTGTTGGACAGGTACACATACGATGAATTTTTTGATGCATCAAATGGGCACCCACCCATACTAAAAGAACATCTTGCAGGTAACATTAGTGCAGAGGAGATGTGTGTATACGAAAAACTTTTTGGGTATTGTAAGGACTATGACAGACAACTCAAAGACCCTGTGTGGAAGGTTGTTGGTATGAAGATCAGGAAGTACATACCCTTTCTAAATATTGACAAAGACAAGTATAGACAGTATCTTATGATAAAAATCAAGGAGAGACATGAGTAAATTTTTTGAATCAGACCAAGTAAAGACAGAGATGGATGAGATTACATCTCTTCAAAAAGAATTGTATGATGTCATTCTTAAGTTCCCTATGATGAGTAATGAGGCAAAGTCTGATCATATTGATACAGTCAAAGAATTACTTGAACGTCAACAGATTATGTGGACAAGACTTACTTTATCAGAGGACAAAGAAGCAAAGAAGATGAAAGATTACATCACCTCACACGCAAAAGAATTAGGATTTGGTGACGCAGACATGGGAACTATATTCTCTAACATGAAACAAACTCTTGAACAAGTTCAAAAAAATCTTAAGTAATGTCTTATCTTGTACACCCTCTACCTTTACAACAAGTTTACGTAAAGAAAGAATTTTTATATGACCATCAAAAAGGTCATGGTGAATTGACACCTGGTATATGGATTTCAGTTAGAAGTATACAATCAAAAGCATTGTATTTTGAAACATTATTGACTGACTACGGTGCTTTGTTTGATAAGTTACCTATCAGTGCGTTTGTATGGAAGGAAGATTTTGATAAAGATAATCAACTACCTCTTGATGTATTACAATTATGGGATTGTTTTGATTATAATATCACTGTAATTCAGAAACCTATGCTAGGCAGGTGTCAATTCTTTGGTAAAGATAGAAAGATGCATCCTGGCGAGTATGAATTTACAATAGATACTGCTCACCCCGATAGATCTGTGCTTGACGTAAACTTTTCTGAGCATGATCCCGAACATAAAACGTTCAATGTTATCGCATTAGATAATGGTCAGTTTGCTGCACAACCTAACAATAGAACTATATTCTTTGATAATAGTTTGGTAAACAATGATAACCTTAAGACACCAGACTTCAAAGTATGCACACAAAACTATGCGGTTGAGACTGAACCTAAGTGGTGGTCTGTGGGTCACACAGATGAGTGGGCATACAAAACACAAGATGAGGAAAGCGATGAGGGTAATACATTAAACTGATGAAAATTTATTTTGATGGTGGATCTGATATGAATGGTGCTGAGTTAGGCACTGTTTGGGAGGACAGAGAACGACTTAGATTTTCACGTTTGATTTGTGATCACTTTGGTGCGATGGAATATAATATATCACATGGTGGTTGTGGGAATCATCGTATTGTAAGACAACTCTTACTAAACGAAAAACACATATCAAACTTTGACTACGCTATCATACAGATGACACCTAAGTGGCGAACAGAATATCATAATGGTAAAAGGTGGGAGAGAGTATGGGTGCCTTCCAATGGCAGAACAGGAGATTGTAGATCACCTAGTAAATGGTGGTTAGAAAATATGCTCTCAAATAGAGGGGTAGATACTAATTTTTGGAGAAGTTATTTTAGGATTCATAGTGAGGAATTTTTCTCAACTAATGAAAAAATGTATCATACTATAATCAAAAGTCATTGCAAAGCATATGGTGTGCCACTGATTTTATTGGGAAGAAGATTGTCATCAAACCTTAAATATGACTTCTGTTTTGATGAAGAATGGATATCAAAAGCACCTAAAGGACACCCCAATGAAGAGGGTCACAGACAAATAGCAGACAGGATTATTAGCATGTTGACAACGCATAAATAATAGTTTATACTAAACTTGCGTATGCAAGGTGTTAATCCACCAATCTATTCAATACGACGAATACTACGAGTCAAATTCATGACATTTGCAAATCTAAAAAAACAATCTCGCCTTGGTAACTTGACATCCAAGTTGACCACAGAGATAGAGAAAATGAACAGCAAGGGCACTAACGGTGCCGACGACAGACTATGGAAACTAGAGGTCGATAAAGCAGGTAACGGTTATGCTGTTATCCGTTTCCTACCTGCACCTGACGGAGAAGAACTACCATGGGCAAAAGTATGGTCACATGCTTTCCAAGGACCTGGTGGTTGGTACATAGAGAACAGT